AAAACCATTTAGACCACTTTTTGGAGGAGATTTAAATCGATTCCTTTTTGAGCTAAGTGATGAATTCGATGAATTAGAGATTCAAGATAGAGTATCTGCGGCAATATCTAACTACGAACCAAGAGCAATAGTTAGAAAAGTCATAGCTAGAATCGACCCAGATAATTATAATGTTAATATTACCGTTAGATTTCAAGTAGTAAATACGCTTGAAGAAGTAGAATTAAATGTATCACTCACGAGGCTGAGATAATGGCAACTATTCAATCCACAGATTTAGATTTTGATGCGATTAAATCAAGTTTAAAGACATATTTACAGAGAAGCACCGAATTTCAAGACTATGATTTTGAAGCAAGTGGATTGTCAAATATTCTTGATGTTTTAGCATACAATACTCATGTCAACGGGCTCATTGCCAATGTCGGTATTAATGAATCATTTCTTAATTCTGCGCAATTAAGAGCATCTGTCGTATCTCACGCTGAAACATTGGGTTATCGTCCTCGTTCTAGAACTGCTTCAGTTGCTAATTTTAATTTGAGTTTAGCAACTGGAGATGCTGCTTTACCTTTAGCAACTCTTCCTAAAAATTCAACATTTACTACTAGTATAGATGGCCAGTCATACACATTTCAAACACTTGAAGAATATACTGCTTCGAATGATGGCGCCGGGAACTTTTCATTTTCAACTTCTGCTGGTAGCACTAGTATTCCAGTCTATGAAGGTACAGTGAAAACAAAAACTTTTATAATTGGTGATGCAGCAGACGATCAAGTATACGTAATACCAGATATTACTATTGACACTTCTACCGTAAATGTAAAAGTCTACGAAACAGTCACATCTTCCTCCTTCGTATCGTACGTTGATATTGAAGATACTGTAAGAATTAACGCTGAATCTAAAGTCTACATCATTAGAGAGACACCGAATGGATTTTATGAAATTTCATTTGGTGAAGGTAATGTTTTAGGAATAGCTCCACAAGCTGGAAATAAAATAGTGATTGAGTATATTTCTTCTATCGGAGAGGCTGCAAACGGTGGTACTACTTTTGCGGCTGATCAAGATGTTACAGTAAGCGGTACAGATTACCCATTAACAATTACCACAGTTTCAAATTCGGCTGGCGGAGCTGAAAAAGAATCAATTAATTCAATTAAAGCAAACGCTCCGATATCATTTGCAACTCAACAAAGATTAGTTACTGCAGAGGATTATAAAGCACTTATACTTTCTCGATATTCTGCTAGTGTACAAGATGCAACAGCTTGGGGTGGAAATGATAATGTGCCTCCCGTATATGGACGCGTATATGTTTCTCTAAAATTTATAGAAGGATTGACTAGCGATAATCAGACTACTGTCAAAAATTCGATTCAATCACAACTCTCGGCTAATCTTGGAATTATGTCGATCGACACAGTTTTTGAAGATCCTATTGATACATTTTTAGAGTTAACAACAAGATTTAATTTTGATCCTGATTTGAGTGGAATAACAGTAGAAGCTCAACAAGTCAATATTCAAAATACGATCAATAATTATTTTTCTACTAATTTAAGTACATTTGATGCAGTATTTAGAAGATCTACTCTCCTCGCGATTATCGATGCTTTATCGCCGGCGATATTAAACTCTACTATGACTGTTAAGATTCAACAAAGATTTACTCCGACTCTCAATTCAACGCTGAATTACAATATTAACTTTCCGGTAGTGTTATCTTCTCCAAGTTCTACCGAATATATTATAACCACTTCTGTATTTACTTTAGCGACTGGTGAAACTGTTTTTGGTAGAAATAGATTAAACAGCACAATATTAGAATTAGTAGACACGACGAGCGGAAGTGTTGTTGTTGATAACGCTGGATCTTATACACAAAGTACGGGTGTTGTAAATTTTGTCGGTGTTAATATATCTTCACATGTCGGAGATAACATTCAAGTAACAAGCGCTCCAGGGAATCAAAGTACTATTCGCCCTTTGAGAAATTATATTATAACCATTGATTCAAATCGGTCGACTTCAATTGGTGTTCTCGACTTTCAAAATACTGCTACAACGTTATAAAAAATGACTCATGTACTAAATGATAGAAATCGACGTAATGTTACGCTCTTCACTTCTAAAACCGGTGAAGTGCTTCCTAGCTACTATGAGCAGGATAATCCTAAACTTATACAGCTACTTGATGAATACTATAATTTTTTAGATAGTTCTGGTAGACAAAGTTTTTCAAACATTATTTCAGAAATACATCATGCTCGGGATATCTCACAAACTGATTTAGACTATCTTGATGAATTAATTAGTGAAATAGGCAATGGCTTAACTGCATCATCATTCTTTGCTCAACCAAGATTGATGGCGAAACTTCTTTCTCGTTTTTATCAAGTAAAGGGTACAGTAGTTTCAGCAGAAGGATTTTTTAGAGGATTCTTTAACCAAGAAGCTTCTATAGAATATCCTAAAAATAATATGTTCATTGTAAATGAATCTCTAATAGGATATGAATCTCAAAAATTTATTCAAGACAATCGCCGGTATCAAATTTTCTCTATACTACTCAAAGTTGGCCTAGCGACAACAGAATACGAGACACTTTATAAGAAGTTTGTACATCCAGCTGGATGGTTTTTTGCCGGTGAAGTTGTGTCTGAAACTGAAGCGCTTATACCAGTATCTGCAGTTGGAGATGAAGCTGCTGATGATCTATTTAGAACTTTGGTTTCGAGTACATCTATTCCAATCGAACCAGTTGAAGATACTGTAAGTAATCGTGAAGCTATGACTTTCTTAATTGATTCATCCGATGGAACTACTTTAAGAGTTACCGATTTTGTTACAGTCGATGATTTTGCAGGCGATTCTGTTGGAGTTATCGATAGATTCTATCCAACTATTATAGATCTTATAACACCGAATTCATTCACTTTCGATGATAGTTCGAACACAGCTGGACCTGACATGTCAATGACATACGAAACAACAGAAAATGACATGTTTACTAGATATCTTACGGATATTACTGATTCGTCGATATAAATAAAGTAAAATAAACAAGAGTGAAACATGACTAGACAAAACATTGCAACAGGTGTAGTAGCGAACGACGGAACCGGCGATACGCTAAGGGCCGCTGCAACAAAAATTAATGACAATTTTGTAGAACTTTATCAACATCTTGGTAACGATAGTAATGTCTTATCAAGTTACATAGTAATTGATTCAGATGCAATTGTTTTTGAAGGATACACACCGGATGCAAATGAAACATTTTTAAAAGCATCGGACGTTTCTACTGATAGGACGATCACTCTTCCAGATTTGACTGGCACTATTGTCTTAGACGAAGGATCTCAGACTCTTACTAGTAAGACACTCAACAGTCCTCAAATTAATTCACCAAAAATTGGTAATGGTCTTTTCGATTCAAATGGAAATGAAGTAATTACGTTAGTCGGAGTTGCGGGAGCTGCAAAGCAAGTTCAATTTACAAATGCTACTAGTAGTTCTGTAGATCACCCAGCAATTGCAGCAACAGGAGTTTCCACAAATATTAACTTAGAACTAACTGGAAAAGGCACTGGCTCAGTTAATATTTCGAAAGCTGCCTATACTTCGGTTGAAGTTACTACATCTACTACTGCTTCAGCTTCTGCGTCATACATTATATTAAATGGAACCGGCACAATAAATGTAGGTTTAGCGAATGGAACAACTGTCGGTGAATATAAAGTTTTTACTAATAAGTCGACTTCACTGGCAAACGTTTTTCCTACAAGTTTTGCAGTTAATGGTAAGACATATGTTCAGCTTGAAGCTAACCACGGATCAGTGCAACTTATATGGGATGGCAGCGACTGGTTTATTGCTGGTGCTAGCAGAAGTCCGGTTACTTTCTAATGGCAACTAGCGTAAGAAACGAAATGAAAAAAACAACGGAAAATGATAGTATAAGAGATAAAACATGGTAGCAATAGCAACAGATCCTCTCAAAAGACAATTTACTAATTTACTGTTAAGTGAAGTAGAATCTAATACTGATAGCAATGAGTATTACATTGGAATTGGTAAGTCTGATGTATGGGATAGTTCAGATACTGTCGTTACGCCTTTGCGCACTCTGAAAGAAGAAAGAGAAGCACGCAACAATCTTCAAGCAGTAAAAAAAGTAACAGCAAGTTCATTTGTAATTCCACGGTATAATTGGTCATCGGGAACAATATACTCATCGTGGAGCGATGCTTCTGTTGGAATTCCTACAAATTCTTACTATGTATTGACAGAAGACAATGAAGTTTATATTTGTTTACAGCAAGGTAAAAATGCTGCCGGAGTAGTAAATGCTTCGACCGTTAAACCTAGTTATACTGCTGCAGGAGTATCAGAGGTCAGAGCTTTTACTACAGCAGACGGGTATATTTGGAAATTTTTATATCCTATTGCAACATCTAACGCAACTAACTTTCTTTCTTCAAATTTTGTACCGGTCGAAGACATTACAATTGATTCTGCTTCGGCAAATTTGTTTCAGCTACAACAATTAAATATTCAAAACACAGCAGTCGGTGGTCAAATCCTAGGTGTTGAAATTGTTTCGGGTGGATCTGGCTATTCAAGCGCTCCGACTATTACTTTTAATGGTGATGGAACTGGAGCTGCAGCGACAGCAACAATTAGTGGTGGCGTAGTTGTAAAAGTTGAAATGAATAACGATTCAGCTGCGTTTGGAAGTGGATATAATTTTGCTGGAGCAAAAGTTTCAAGTGGAACAGCACAATTAAGACCAATCATTGGTCCATCTATAGGAATAGGTAAAAGCGCAACTCGCGATCTTAAATCTTCTTCTGTAATGTTTAACATGAAACCGGATGGTGCCGAAGGTGGCAACTTCCAAATTACGAATGATTTTAGACAAATTATTCTTATGAAAAATCTAGATTATACAGATAGCGCATCGAGTGGTGGAAGGTTTACTGGAGCATCATCAAAAGTTGGTCGCTTTATAACACTTACTGGCACAATCGCTGCATCCGGGCTTGTTGTCGACGAATTAATCACCGGCGGAACTTCTGGAACAACTGCATATGTTACTGAGCTCGACAGCTCAAGCGGAAATATAGTAAATTTCCATCAGAATTTAAATAACGTAGCTGGAAAATTTATTGATGGTGAATCAATCACCGGTAGCGGTGTTGGCTCAGCCACGGTTGATTCTGGTGATAAATATAATGCAGTAGATCAATTTAGTGGAGATGTTCTGTATATCGAAAACAGAGCGAGCGTGGCAAGATCTGCCTCACAAACAGAAGATATTAAAGTTATTATTACGGTGTAAAGAATGGCAACAAATTTAACTGGTACAACATTTGCGTCAATATATAAAGACGATTTTGCTGATAGTGCTAACTATCATAGGATTC